GGCAATCAGGGGTGGTTCTGGAACGAGCAGTACTCGAAAGGCGAGGGCGGCTACAACCGGAACATCCATCCCCCCGGGTTTCGGATGCAGGTAAACAAAGTTTTCGAGGCCGTTAAGCTCTTCGGAAGCGTTATTTACCATCGCAATCCGTTCCGCACCGTCACGCCGCACACGCTCCCCATTGTCCCTCCAGAGGGCCTTGGCCTGAACATGCAGGACCCTAATGCGGCGATGCAGTATGAGCAGATGGTGCAGGTGACGAGCATGAAGGCTGGCATCCGGGAGATTGTCTCGGATCTCATCCAGCGTGTGCTGAACTACACCCCCGGCGAGCTTGACCTGAAGACCCACAGTCGTCGTGCTGTTGACGAGGGGCTCATTACTGGCTGTGGGCTGTGGTGGACAGAAATGGTTACGCAGCCCAACGGCCAGCGGTTCGTTGGCAGCTTTGCGGACAGCGTAGACAACTTCCTCATGGATCCTGACGTAACCGAGATAGAGGACATCCGCTGGTGTGCTCGTCGGTGCGTTCATCCTGTCCACGAGGTTGCCTCCAAGTACAACATCGACGAAGCCGCCTTGCGTGGCAACGTCGACAAGCAGGGCTCCCAGAACGCTCGCAGCCAGGAGCAGGTTGTTTTCGCAGACAACAACGTTTCTGGTGGCGGTGCCGCCGGCAAGACGAACGATCTTTGCGTGTACTGGAAGATATGGAGCAAGACTGGCCTGGGTGATCGCCTCAAGGACGCTCCAAAGGACATCAAGGGCGTATTCGACGGCATTGGCGAAAATGCCTACATCGTGGTTGCGGAAGGTGTCGATTATCCGCTGAACATCAAGCCGGCGATGCTGGGAGAGGACGTTAACCCTGAGAGCGGCGTCCCCGACTCATTGTTCACGGCTGTGCAGTGGCCGATTCCATTTTGGGCTGAGAGCTCAAACGGATGGCCATTCACGATGTTTGCTCCGCATCGCAAGCCGGGGTACATCTGGCCGATCAGCCATATCAAGCCTGCCATTCCAGAGCTGCGGTTCCTGTGCTGGGCGTATTCGTTCTTGGCCCAGCGTGTGGCGACGAGCTGCGAGACTCTCCTTGGCGTATCGAAGGCCGCGGATCAGGACATCAAGGACCAGATCCTTTCTCAGTCTGAGGGCGGCTTCCGAATCGTCGAGGTCAGTGAGATGGTTGGCCGCAGCGTCAACGATCTGATTTCTGTCTTCCAGATGCCAAACGTCACGGGAGAGATCTGGCAGGTAATTGAGGCTGTCACCGAACTGGCAGACAAACGCCTCGGGATGACCGAGCTCGTCTATGGCCTAACGAACACGCAGATCAGATCGGCCACAGAAGCATCGGTGAAGTCCGACCAGATCTCGATTCGCCCAGACGACATGGCCGAGTGCCTCGAGAACGCCATGTCCATCATCGCAAGGAAAGAGGCTATAGCGACCCGCTGGCTCCTCGAGCCGCAGGACATTGAGCCGATCATTGGCCCTCTCGGTGCAGCGGCGTGGCAGCAGCATGTCATGCCGATGAATCCGTACGAGGTGGCGAGAGAGTTTGAATACTCCATCGAGGCTGGCAGTGCTCGCAAGAAGAACAAGTCTGCTCGTATTGAGCAGCTCAATCAGGCGATGCAAACCCTGGGACCCGTTCTCCAGAGTCTCATACCGGCAGGGATCGTTGATCCGTTCAACGCTCTGATTACCGACTGGGCGGAAGCAAACGACATAGATCCGACTCAGTACATGATTCCACCTCCTCCGCAGCCCCAGATGGATCCATCCATGCAAGGCCCTCCTGCGGAAGGTGGTCCGCCTCCAGAATCAGGCCCTCCAGCGGAACAGCCTGTTCCTCCGCAGCCAGAGGGAGAACCGGCCCCGCCAGCCCAGGTTCCGCCTGAGCTCCAGCCGGCCCCTGTCCAGTAGTCCCAAAAACCGTCCAGTTTGGACATAAACCACATGAGGTATGCCATGGTTTTGCCGTATGAAATCGAGAATTCGCCAAAACATATTCAGGATCATTACAAGGCAATGATCGCTGATGGGCAGACACCGGCATTTGCGGAAATGTGTGCGTTGCAGGCTCCTCCCGGAACACGGCAGACAGACAGGGCGTTCCTCCAGGGGCGACAGAATGGTGAGTGGCTAGACAGCCTGCCGAAGTATCAGGCCAAGCGGATGCTTGACATGGCACGGAAGTCTGGCATCAATCCTGCCGGCAAATACTACTTTGGCGGAATTGCGGACAATCGTGGCCCTGCTGACCCAGAGGCGTGGGTTTCTGACGCCTCGGATGTCAAGCGTGTTGCCGAGAAGCGTGGACTCGACGTGTCAGGTGCAGTCGAGCACAAGGCCGGCGGCCGCCCCATGAAGAAGAGCAAGCCAATCGCAGACGACATTCTTCGTAGAGAGGTGGCGTACGAGCGGTCAAAGAATCCACGGCTGAGCAAGGGAGAGGCAACGGAGAAGGCGAAGGACCGAATTGTTCCGCACTGGCACAAGGGCAAGAAGTGATGCCAAACAGCAAACATTCTCCCAAGGCAGCCCAGTCGTCGGTTGCTGGGGATACGATCCAGCACAAGCGTAGCGACGTACCCGGACTTGTTCCGGATTCGAGTGAGCTGAGCTACGGCGAGCTTGCGATCAACATAAAGGACATGCGGCTGTTCGCCAAGGACGCCGAAGGTTATGTCCATGAGATCGGCGACGGAGTTGAGGTGTATGGGCCATCAAACCTGCCTCCTCTCACTGGGGTGGAGAAGGGTGATGTTTGGCTGAGCACTGACCCGTCCCTATTCTCGCCAACATTCGATCCGTCGACGATTCACCCGATCCCCGGCCCTACAGGGCCCAAGGGCGAACCGGGGATGAGTGCATACGCCGATTATGTTCAGCGAACTGGGTCGTCCCTAACCTTTGATGAGTTCATGGACACTCTGACCGGACCTCCTGGTGCTGAGGGGCCGAAGGGCGATCCTGGTGAGACGCTCAAGGTAGACGGGTTTGTTCCAACGGCAGCGTCTCTCCCGATCTCGCCTCCTGTCCTGACGGTGTATGTGACTCAGGATACTGGCCGGCTGTGGGTGTATGACCCATCGTCTACTGCGGCAAACACCGATGGGTGGGTCGACATGGGCAAGATCCAGGGCCCTGCTGGAAATGACGTCCGCTTCCTGGCGTCTGTGGCGACGGCAGCGGACCTGCCTGCGACATCCCAGGCTGGTGACATTTGCTTCACTACGGTGGACGGCGACTTGCACGCCTGGAACGACAATGCAGTAAAGTGGGACCTAGTTGGCCGTCTTCGTGGAGATGGAGTAGTTCCTGGGACTGCCGACAATCAGATTCTTGTCTGGTCGGCATCGAACTCACGGTGGGAGCCTACGGCCCAGACGTCTCCAACGTCCATTGCCGACCTAACTGACTTCGATGACGTTAATAGGGACATTCGTGAAAACAGCGTCATGGTATGGGACGAGGTTGCCCAATCCTGGACTGACAGCCGCTCAATCGACATAGATGAAATTGAATTTGGTGCCAACGGCCCCGGCACCTTGCTGGAAGGCATCGCGGCCTACTCAGATGCTGGCCTTGACCCGACCAAAGATACATGGGTCCCCTCGTGCTTGGCTGTCGACAAGTACATCAAGGAAGTCATAAACCTTGAGGATTTGGGCGACTGCAAAGAACTCTCGACGGCGACCAATGGGCAAGTCCCTGTCTGGAATAACACCACTAGCCAGTGGGAGCCGCAGGATCAATCTGGAAATGGCTTGAACGATCTGGGTGACGTTGTTATTGCGGTCCCCGCCGCTGGGGAATTGCTGACGTACGATGACCAGACGGGGGCGTGGAAAAACTCGCCCCCATATCAAAACTACGTCAACCTCAAGGTGGAGCAACTCGCCATGGGGCTAGCGTCAACTCTGCCGCTAGTCAGCAAGCGAGACGACCCGCCAGATTGGGTTGAGGCGAGCAATAAATACTATTTAGTCGGCGAGAACCCGACCGGCGATTGGGCCGGCCATGCTAACCAAATAGCGTTCTATGTAATCCGGTCGGGTGGTGGTTATTCTTGGCATTTCCACTGGCCAGTCGTAAACGAAGAGCATTTCATCGAAAGCGAGAATGCAGAATACCGTTGGACTGGTACAGCATGGGAAGTGGCTCACGACGCCGGACTTGCCACGACTCAATACGTCGATCAAAAACACGCCGAAACAACAACCACCCTTGCCAGTTACGCCACGCAATCTTATGTAGACACACTAATCGGCCAAATTACAACTGGCCTAGCCCATAAGGTGGCCGTTGAAGCAATATCCAATACGCCTCCAACCGGTCCGGTTGCGGTCGGTGATCATTACATTGTTGGCACGGCTCCTACCGGGGAGTGGGCTGGACACGCTAACAAGGTAGCAGTGTGGGGGGTCGGGGCAACCCCGGCATGGACCTTTGAAGCTCCGCACGTTAATGACTCGCATTTTGTTGAGTCTGTTCGCAAAACGTACACATGGAACGGCAGCCTATGGGTTGTTGTTTCCGAATCGACGACGGCCAACAATCCCGGCGAACTGTGGATGGTTGGCGATATCAAACAGAGCATCCTCACCGAGACGCAATTTATTAACCAACTCCCGGAGGCCGAGCGGTTCAAGTGGTGTTTGGCAGATGGCCGGAACGTAACGGGTAGTGCATGGGCAGCCACTACCGGTCAAAACACGGTGCCAGACTTACGAGGTGCCTATCTGCGGATGGCCGGTCGGAACGGGAACGCGTCATGGGACGGAGGCACCCTCAACGCTTACTCAGAGGACAGCACAGCACTGCCGCAAACAGCCTTTGCCGGCACTACAAACACAACCGGCAATCACAGGCATAAGCTTGACCGTATGGCGGGTGATTTTGCCGGGGAATGGGCCTCAACAAACCTAGCCAGTGCCAACGGAAACAAAAATTGGCCCTATACCGACTACCAAGGCAATCATAGCCACACAGTCACAATCAACGGCGGCGGCGACGAAGAAACCAAGCCGAAAACGTATTCGGTTAACTACTACGTTAAGATCAACTAGTCATGCCGAAGCACAAAGCAAGAGACGTCAACCGAGCTGTTGGCTCGCTTTCCATTGTCACGGAGTAGCAAGATGGCAGAAGAAAAACGAACAATTCCGCAACCTCCCAGCTGGATGGAGTCGTTCCTCGAAAAGCACGGGGTCGCGACCTTTATCCTGCTTGTCGGCGGCTGGTGGGCATCAAAAAATGTGGTTGAACCAATGGTGCGATCAGCAGATACGTTCATAAGTGATATTCGAGAAGTCAATGTCGAGATGGAGAAGGCTTACCTAGAGAGCCTTGCCGACACACGGCAGAGATACGCACAGGTGTGGGACGTTCTGAAGGAGCGTCGTGAGCAGATCAAGGGCATTGAGGAAAAGATAGACCAGAGCAACCGAGCCCACGAAGCGACTCGCGAAGAGGTTACTAAGGTTTTGCGGGAATTAGAGAAGCACCGAATGCTGTTCACTCAACCTTCCGGTCGACCAACGATTGTAGAGGAAACTGATGGCAGAGACGAGCAATAAATCCGCAGTCGCTAGGGCAAGCAGTGAGTCCGCAGGCATTATCACAGAACTGGTGGAGCGTCTTGGCCTGTCCACGGTTCTGCTTCTGGGTGCTGTGTACTTTGGCTATCAGTCCATCATTCGCCCAATCGCAGATAGTTATCGGCAGATGATTGTGGACGTTGCGGCAACCAACAAATTCTTGCAGGAGGAGATCAGGAACAACGACGATGAGGATGCTCAGCGTGTGCGAATGATTACCGACCACATAGACAGGCTAGAAAACAAGATAGACAAAATGATGGAGTTGGAGTTGATGAAATGAGTGACTTGTCAGAACCAGAGTCCTGCGATGAGTACGGTGGAATCTGGGATGACGCACAGACAGCACTCAGGTGGAGTCCAATTCTGCCACTTTTGAAAAATCTCGAGAAAACCAGCGACCTTATCGGCAGGGCGAAGGCCATAAAAGAACTGGCGGCTTTTGCCATAAAGGCAGGTTTCCACACCGATCCTTACAGCAGGCGTGGATTCCTAATTTACTGCAAATTCATCGAGTTAATTGAAAAAGACAAACAGTGGCGAGAAATCGTTGGCGATCTCTTGAAATGAGGACGGTTTGATGTCAGGTACGCAGATGGCCGTCTATGACGGCAAAAAGTGGGTGTCGATCAAGGGCGAGCAGGGAGATCCTGGCCCTCACGCTGTTTCCACGGACCCAAATAACGCTGCGAAGCTTGGCAGTGACAACCTTATTTTCGTGGACACTGTTTCGGCTGTCGGCGTGCCTGACGCAACCACCACAACCAAGGGGATCGTGCGTCTCGCCACATCCACGGATGTCACCAATGCCGTGAGCGGACCGGCTGTGGACGCAGCCCTCCTGAGTGCTCTCCTTCCGTCTCCGTATTTCCTGCCAAAGGCTACCGCTGTGTTGCTCGGTGGCGTGAAGATTGGGAGTGGAATCAATCTGGCCG